TAAGTAATTTATCACAATTAAGTTTATTTGATTTTGAGTATAATGATACGAACATTATTTCTTTTATGAGTAATGGAAAAGATGTTGAATTTTTTGATGGAACAATTGAGGATGCAATTATATTTCCTTTAATAACACATTCGGGTCGTTTAATATATGACACTACAGAAACAAACGATGCTACAAATAAAATATATAATGTAAACCCATTAGCAGGAGCGACAAATAATCACGGTGTTCCTATAAGTGAGTTAAAACCTGCCATTCGTCTTTATGCTATAATTAAAGCAATAGAAAATCAAGTAGGGTATAATTTAAGATTTAGTTCAGATTTCTTTAATAGTACTAATTACGATTTCTATAACTTATACCTATGGCTACATAATAAAGAAGGTGGTTTATTCCAAGACCAAGATGCGCAGTATCAAATAACAGGATTCAATACGGTAACAGGAGATGTAGGTAAAATACAAGGTGTGACAAGTAAAACCTTTGTAAATACATACAATGAAGAAAACGAAGACAGAGTACTTAGGGTCAATGTTAGACCAAGTTCAATAGCTGCATATAATCTTGTAATAAAAAAAGATGGTGAAGAGTTTAAAAGATTTGACAACCTTACAGGAGTAACGACTAACGGAATAACAGACTTTAAAAAAGAAAACATTGAAATTCCAAATGGTACTTACACATTCTTTATAGAGACTGAATCAACATCAGATTACGAAGTAGATATAAGTGTTGAAGTTAAAAATAATGGAATCTTTGTACCTAACTACTCAATCACTATAAAAAATGCAACAGCTTCTTTTTCAACTGATAAAGATGTAAATATAACTACGATAATACCTGAAATGAAAGTAATAGACTTTGTTACAGGGTTATTCAAAATGTTTAATCTTACAGCTTTTCAAGATGAAAGTGGAACAATAGTAGTAAAGTCATTAGATGAATTTTATTCGTCAAGTTCTCAAATATGGGATATCACAAAACATCTTGACAAAGAGGAAACAGTAGTTGATAGTATTTTACCTTTTAAGGATATTGTTTTTAAATATAAAGGAACAGAATCTTTTTTAGCAACAAATCATAATGAGTTGGCAAATACAGAATGGGGTTCTTTAGAATATAAGACAAGTGAAAAGTATGATGGTAAAACGTATGATGTTGAATTACCATTTGAGCATTTTAAATATGAGCATTTATATGTTACCGATGCAGGTGTAATACAAACAACAACGACACCTGAAGGTAACGAAGAAAAAACTAATAGCTTTGTACAGTTTGGATATTCAGTTGATATAAACCAAGACCCATACAAAGGAGAGCCATTGATATTTTATGCAGCAGGTTCTTTTACTAACATTAGAGTTATTAATTTAGATGGTAGTGCAAATACAACAGCTGTTGCAAATCCTTATATGCCATTAAATTCTTCGAGTATTTTAAATGTATTTGGAGAAAGTGCATATCAAAACCTAAACTTCAATGCAGAGTTTGATGAATATTCAAGACAAGTAAATCAAAAGACATTATTCAAAACGTATTATGAAAACTACGTAAAGGATATGTTTGATAAGCGTAAAAGAATTACAACAGTAAAGGCTTATCTACCATTAGAGATGCTTATTAAGCTAAACTTAGCAGATAAGATTATAGTATTTGACGATATATATAGAATTAATAAAATTACCACAAACTTTGAGACAAACCTAAGTGATATTGAGCTTACAAATATATTTGAAGAAGTAACTTATAAGACTATTGTAAAGGTTGCATCTAATTGTTTAACAGTAGACTCAACTTTAAAAACTACTGATGATGTTGTCTTAACTGTAGATGCTAATTGTGATACTGAATTTACAATACCAGATATAACAACAGTAGTTCCAAGTGAGATACCAATTAATGATCCCGAACCTGTGTATGACGAAGTACCTTTGGTTGTAACACCACCAACAATAGCAGAATATCAAGTAACAGTCCCAACATCAACTTCAATATATTTCAATTATGAAATAACAGCTATGGGTAAATTAGGAGAAACCCCACAAGTTGATGAATACGGATTTTTGTATTCTACAAATGAAAATGATTTAAATGCAAGTAATGACGTAGATGTATTAAAAGCAACAAGTGGTATAAATTCTGTACCATTTAAAACAACATCTTTCTTTACTGTACCGAAGGTAGCTAATTATGAAAAGAGTGGCTTAACGCATCCTACAACTTTTTATTGGAGGTTTTATGCAAGAACTAATACAGATACTAAACACGCATTTGCAGACTCTATTTCTAATGTATTCAAAGCATCTACTGTTTCTGCTCCTGTAAGTCAATTTAAAAATACAACAGGCGAAAGACTAACTGATTATATTGATATTGATACTTATGGATATTTTTGGCAAGAAAATGAGTTTAGTGGAAGTATTCCATCACCTTTAGTACAAGGTCAAACAGGACAGCAAATAAGACCACCACAACAATATTGGAACTTAAATACTTATAGAAAAATTATAGAGTGGTTTACAAGTATATATGATCCAGAGATTGATACATTATATCCATTATCACATACGTTTAAATATATTGATCCTGTTGGTAATGATGGTATATTTCAAATGACAGATATAACAAACGCGCAAATAATGTATCACAAGAATTTATTTAATCAATATGAAATCTACATAGTAGGAGGAATTTACACAAAAACAGGCGCAATAATTAGGTCAGTATTTGGTGATTCACTTGCGGATTTCGAAAGCACTTCAGGATGATACAGAACATTATAGATTTATTAGGAGTTGCTAAGGAGCAACAAGAAAGAGGAAAATATATAGATATTGCTTTAGGTAAAAACAAGCACCCTGAATCAATAAAAGAAGCATATCAACATTTTAAAAATTTTAGCTAATGCAAAAAATTCAAGCAGAAATAGAATTAAAATATAAAGAAGCTGTTTCTAATTTAAACGAGTTTCAAAAGGAATATGATAAATTACAAACTGAGCTCAAAAAGGCTAATAGTGATTTAGCTAAAAGCATAAAAAATATAGAAGGTTCATCTAATCTAGCAGCAAAAGGTGTTAGAAAAATAGGTGGAGCTTTAAAAGCAGCTGGTCTTGGGTTAGCTATTGCAGCATTTGCACAATTAAAACAAGTTTTTGAAGAAAATCAAAAGGTAGCTGATTTCTTTAGTATTACTTTTGAAACATTAAGTTTAGCTTTTAATGATTTTTTCAACTTCTTAGATGCTAATGTTGGAACTGTGATAAATTACTTTAAATCTATATTTAATGATCCTGTACAGTCCTTAAAGGATTTTGGTAATGCAATAGTAGATAACTTAATAAATAGATTTGTACAATTAGGTGAAACACTAGGTTTAGTAGGTGATGCAATATCTTTACTTTTTGAAGGTAAATTTGCAGAAGCACAATTAAAAATTAAAGAAGCAGCTATAGAATCTATTGATGTTTTTACAGGAGTAGATAATACGCTTGAAAAGGTAACTGATACAGTTGTTAATGCAACAGATGGTATAATAAATTATGCTAAATCAACTCTTAAAGCAGCAACTGATATTGTTGAATTAAATAAAGCATCAGAAAAAGCAGCAGCATTAAATCAAGGTTTAATAGAGGATTATGATAGACAAGCTGAAAAGCAAAGACAATTAAGAGACAATGAGTTTAATACTATTGAAGATAGAATAAAAGCAAATGATAAATTAAAAGTTGTTTTATTAGAGCAACAAACATTAATGAAAGCAAATGCACAAGCGATAGTAGATGCTGCACAAGCTCAATTTGATAAAAATGATTCAGATGCAAATGCTATAGCCTTACAAGAAGCATTGAATGAACAAAAAGCAATTGATGCAACTATTACTGGCTTTATGTCAGAACAAGACTCAAATGCTAATGCACTTAAAAGAGAAGCTTTAGAGTTAGAACAATCTAATATAGATGCTACTGCTGAAAGACAAATTGCAAATCAAGAATTTGTAAATAGTAGAATACAAGGTGAATATCAACAATTGTTAGTTGCAAAAGAGCTTGCTGAAGAAGAATTTAAAATTGAAACAGAAAGACTAGAAAGAAAAAGAGATCTTTACAAAAAAGGTACTCAAGCTTATGCTGATGCAAACAATGAACTATTAAACTTTCAACAAGAAAACGCAAACGAACAACAAGAGATAGATGAATTAACAGCAAAAGCAAAACTAGATCTTGCATCAAATGCTTTAGGTAATTTAGCAACAATATTTGGTGAAGAAAGTAAAGCAGGTAAAATAGCAGCTATAGCACAAACAACTATAGAAACTTATAAAGGAGCTACAGCAGCTTATTCATCTTTAGCAGGTATACCAATAGTTGGTCCAGCACTTGGAGCAGTAGCAGCAGGAGCGGCAGTTGCAGCTGGATTCGCTAACATTAAAAAGATACAATCAACTGGTCCTTCTGTTCCAGAAGGTGCTACACCAAGAGGATCAACAGCACCACAACCACCATCCTTTAACGTAGTAGGAACATCACCAGAAAATCAACTAGCACAAGCTATTGGAGATAAAGAACAAAAACCAGTTAAAGCTTTTGTAGTTAGTAATGATGTAACAAATGCACAAGCACTCGATAGAAATATTATAGATAGTGCATCAATTGGATAACAAAAAATAAATATATTTATTGTAATAATATGGACATAGTAGAACTTTTTATAGACGAAAATGATGAGGTTTCTGGAATAGAAGCTATTAGTGTAGTTGAAAGCCCAGCTATTGAGTCAGATTTTATAGCACTTAAAAATCAAGAATTTAAACTTGCAGAAGTAGATAAAGAAAAGCGCATTTTAATGGGTGCAGCTCTAATACCTAATAAACCTATATATCGTAGAAATGGTAAACAAGAATATTATATTTACTTTTCAAAAGATACGGTAAGAAAAGCAAGTGAGTTATTTTTTATTAGAGGTAATCAAAACAATTCTACATTTGAACACCAATTGCCTTTACAAGGGTTAACAGCAGTAGAATCTTGGATTGTAGAAAGTGAGCAGGATAAAAGTAGAGCATACGATTTAAATGTACCAATTGGAACCTGGATGGTTTCTATGAAGGTAAATAATGACGATGTATGGAAACAAGTTAAAGCTGGTGAAGTAAAAGGATTTTCAATAGAAGGTTATTTTGCAGATAAAATAGAAAGACCAAATGAACCAGTTAAAGATGATTTGTCTGAATTAGAAGATGAATATTTACTAGAAGAATTAAAAGAAATTCTAGAAGAGCAAAACTTAGAGTCTTATTCGGATTACCCTGATGCAGTTTCTAATAATGCAAAACGTGGTATTGAGCTAAATAAGAAGATAAATAATAAATGTGCTACACAAGTAGGTAAAGTAAGAGCTCAGCAATTAGCTAAAAAAGAACCTATAACGGTAGAAACTATTAAAAGAATGTTTAGCTATTTATCAAGAGCAGCTGAATATTATAAAGAAGGAGACAATGAAGCATGTGGTACTATTTCATATTTATTGTGGGGTGGAAAAGCAGGTTTACGTTGGGCAGGATCTAAATTAAAAGAATTAGATTTATTAGAAGCATCATTAAAAAAACCATGTCATAAAGGTTATGAAATGATAGGATTTAAAAACAAAGATGGTAAAAGAGTTCCTAATTGCGTACCAATTAAAAAATGAGAAAAAACACATCATATAGAGTACACGTACAAGATACAGATCAAACAGAAGTAGATTCTGTAAATATAGAAAATGGTGCAATGTTACGTACTGATGACTATTTGTATATGGGTCATAATAACGAAAACGTAATTGTTTACCCACAAACTGGTGCAACTAATTTAGGTTGGGCAAGATATGACGATACAGAATATGATTCTAATTATAAACTAACACTTGTAGAAGATACAGAAGTGGTATTATCTAACAATGGTGGAAATGTAGTAAGAAGCCATTCAAGTATAAACTTTTATGATTCATCTACTCAAAAGGTATTAGGTGTCAATGAGAATGACGTTTATATTTTTACAGTAGCTTTTAAAGCATCTGCTGCTAATGCAAACCAAACATTCTTAGAATACAATTTAGAGGGTAGCGGTCAAATATCAAGAGTAGCAGGAACTATTGCATATCCAAAAGGAAATGATTCGGAACACGTTGAGAACATAATGATGCAATATTACACAGATGCAACATTTGTCGCTGATGGAGTTCAATTAAAAGTCAACTCTGTTGGTGGTGATTCCTTAATATGGGATGTTATTTACTTCATACAACGTACACAAAACGCAGGATAATGAGAAACTATAAAGATAGAAACCCAAGTCCACAAAACGACAAAAGAGGATGTTTATGTAAAGACGGTAAAACCTATTCAAGAAAATGTTGTGATGGTAGCTTCCAAGCGCAAGGAATAGGAAATATAACTAAGATAGACTAAAAATATAACAAACATTTAAATAAATCATTTATATATAAAGCAATAATATGAAACCAACTGCAAATAAAATATCAACAAAACTATCTAAAATAAATGTCTCTTTAAGTTTACAGCAAGCAGAAAAAATTCTACAAGGCTTAAATGCTTATAAAAAATATGGTGATAAATTTGAAAAAGAAATTCAAGAATATAAAATGAAAATACTTGAAATTGATAGAGAAATTGATCAAGGTATAGATGAGATGAACAGGGATATAAAAAATTTAGATAAAGCTTTACAAGAAATTAGTGAAATGAAAAAAACAATTGGTAAAGATATTCCAGAGGCTCTTGGAGGTATTGAAAGAAGAGAAAAAGAAATACAATCTGGTATTAATAAATTAGAGGATTATAGTTCTATGTGGTATTATATTGCAAAAGAAGTACAAGGCCTTAAATAAAAATATAACGATTAAAGTATTAATTTATTGTAATAAATATGAAAGCGACAGATATGTTAAATAAAGTAAAAGAGCTTGTTGGGGTGGAGGCATCCGAAGAAGTTAAATTAGCACAAGCTACTCTTGAAAACGGAACTGTAATCGAAAGTGAAGAGTTTGCAGCAGGAAGTGAAGTATTCATTGTAACAGAAGATGAAAAGGTAGCTTTACCGATAGGTGAATACACTCTTGAAGATGGCGAAATGCTTAAAATAGAAGAAGAAGGTGTTATTGCATCTATTGGAGCAGCGGAAGAAGTTAAGGAAGCAGAAGCATCCGAAGAAGTAGAAGCTGCTGAAGAAGAAAAAGAAGAAATGAACTACGCTACTAAAGAAGATTTAGCAGAAGTCAAAGCGATGATTGATGAAATCAAGTCTATGATTGAACCTAAAAAAGAAGAAAAAGAAGAAATGAGCGAAGAAGTTTCTAAAGAAGAAGTTAAGGAAGTAAAAGAGGAATTAAGTGTAGTTGAAGAACCTATTGCTAAAGTAACTCACAATCCTGAAGCTGAGACTAAAAATAATTTAAACCTATTTGCACAGAAAAGAACATTGACTACTGCAGATAGAGTATTACAAAGAATTTCTAATATTAAAAAATAAATAAATTATGCCAACTACTACAAGTATTACAACTACTTATGCAGGTGAATTTGCAGGACAATATATTTCTGCTGCACTTTTAAGTGGTTCAACAATTGAAAATGGAGGGATTACAGTTAAGCCTAACATTAAATTTAAAGAAGTATTAAAAACTGTATCTACTGATGATATTGTAAAAGATGCATCTTGTGATTTTGATGCTACTTCTACTTTAACACTTGACGAAAGAGTGTTACAACCTGAGTATCAGCAAGTGAACTTACAACTTTGTAAAGCAGATTTCCAAAATGATTGGGAAGCTATTTCAATGGGTTATTCTGCATTTCAAAACTTACCTTCATCTTTTAGTGATTTCTTGATTTCTCACGTTGCTGCTAAAGTAGCGCAAAGAACTGAAACCTCTATTTGGGAAGGTTCTACTGCAACAAGCGGACAATTTGATGGGTTAACTACTCTATTGGATGCAGACACTGCACACACAGGAGGAAACAAAATCGCAGGAACCACTGTTGATGCTGCAAACGTAATTGCACAACTTGGTTCTATTGTAGATGCTATCCCAACTACTATTTATGGATCTGAAGATCTTAATATATATGTATCTCAAAATATCGCTAGAGCTTATGTAAGAGCTTTAGGAGGATTTGGAACATCAGGATTAGGAGCTAATGGTACAAATGCTATGGGAACTCAATGGTGGAACAACGGAAGTTTAACTTTTGACGGAGTTAAAATCTTTGTTGCAAACGGATTAGCAGATAATACAGCAATCGCTGCTGAAAAATCTAATCTTTATTTTGGTACGGGATTATTGTCTGACCAAAACGAAGTTAAAGTAATTGATATGGCTGATATCGATGGTTCTCAAAATGTGAGAGTCGTAATGAGATTTACAGCTGGAGTACAATACGGAATCGTAAGTGAAATCGTATCTTACGGAATCTAATATAAAAATAAACTAACTAAAGAGGGTGGGTAAGCCAAATTTGTGCCTACCTGCCCTTTTTTAATACAAAAAAACTATGGCTTGTGATTTAACAAAAGGTAGAAAAGAACCATGTAAAGATGTAGTTGGAGGTTTAAAAGCAGTTTATTTCGTTGATTTTGGCGATTTAGGTACTGTAACTAAGACTGACGATGAGATTACAGATTTATCAGGAACTTTTTCTGCATACAAATATGAATTAAAAGGTGGAAGTAGCTTTGAACAGGCTATAACGTCTTCAAGAGAGAATGGAACTACATTCTTTGATCAAACATTGTCTTTATCTCTTAAGAAATTAACTAAAGAAGATAATAAAGAATTGAAACTTTTAGCTTACGGTAGACCACACGTAGCAGTAGAAGATTATAACGGAAATGTATTTTTAATGGGGTTAGCACATGGTTCTGACGTGAATGGAGGAACAATTGTTACTGGAGCTGCAATGGCAGATCTTTCTGGATATACTCTTACATTAAATGCACAGGAATTAGAACCAGCTAATTTTGTTAGTGGTGCAACTGCAGCAGATCCTTTTGCAGGAATGGCTAGTGCAACTGCAACAATTATAGAGGGTACTAACTCTTAATATTTTTTCATTTGGTTTTAAAGGGGGTAGCAGAAATGTTACCCTTTTTTATTATAACAAATTCAAAGTTTTTTTATTGTATTAATATGATTGTATTACAAGAAAGTGCAAGTGTGCAAACTATTAAATTTATACCAAGACAATTTACAATAGGTAATAGTTATAATATTACAATAGTAAATGAATCTACAAACGTAGAGGTATATAACCAGGACACTACGGGCATTTCTAGTGAGCTTTATTATAATTTATATAGTGATATATTTAATTTAAAAGAAGATGTATTCTATAACATTGAAATTAAAGATGCTAAAGTTATATTTAAAGATAAAATATTTTGTACAAATCAAACAAATTTACCAGAATATTCAATAAATAATGGTGAATATGTATCTAATCAAACTGACAACGAATTTATTACGTTCTAATGGATAATAATTTACACATAGTTAATTTAGCTTCTTACAACAGGCCTAAAATCAGCGAAGATAAAAACCGTGATTGGGTAGAGTATGGAGATGATAATGACTACTATTCTTATTTAATTGAACTTTATACTAATTCTACTACTAATCATTCTATTATAAATGGTGTTAGTAATATGATTTATGGTAAAGGATTAGATGCTTTAAATAGTAGTGCAAAACCTAACGAATACGCTGCAATGCGTTCTATTGTTTCTGATAGTTGTTTAAGAAAAGTAGTACTTGATTTAAAATTATTAGGTGAAGGTTCTTTTCAAGTTTTATATAAAAAAGGAGAAGTAGTAAAAGCAGAACATTTCCCAAGACAAACATTACGAGCAGAAAAATGTAACGAAGATGGAAAAGTAGAAGCATACTACTATCATCATAATTGGGCAAAAGTAAAGCGTAGTGACAAACCTCAACGCATAGCAGCTTTTGGTTTTGGTAACGGAAACGAGCCTGAAATTAAAATGGTAAAAAAATATGTATCTGGATATGATTATTATTGTCCAGTAGATTACCAAGGTGGTTTAGCTTATGCAGAATTAGAAAGCGAAATAGCAGACTACTTAATTAACGATGTACAAAACGGTTTTAGTGGAACAAAGGTAGTTAACTTTAACAATGGTGTACCTGATAGAGAGAAGCAATTACAAATTAAAAGTGATGTAATGCACAAACTCACAGGAGCGAGAGGTGAGAAAGTGATAATTGCATTTAATAACAACGCCGAGTCTAAAACAACAGTAGATGATATTCCATTAAACGATGCACCACAACACTATGAATATTTATCTAACGAGTGTTCTGCTAAACTAATAGTTGCACACCGGGTAACAAGTCCATTACTTTTAGGAATTAGAACTGAAAACAACGGTTTAGGCTCTAATGCAGATGAAATAAAAACTGCTGCACTTCTATTTGATAATATTACTATTAAACCTTACCAAGACTTATTAACTGATTGTATAGATGACATTTTAGCAGTTAATGGTATATCACTTAAACTTTATTTTAAAACTTTACAACCTTTAGCTTTTATTGAAACAGATAATGCTATAACAGATGAATCACGTGAAGAAGAAACAGGAGTAAAACTTTCTGAGGAGAAACCATATGTTGATGATAGAATATTTGATCTACTTAATGACTTTGGAGAAGATGAAGATTTAGAAAATTGGGTATTAGTTGATGAAAGAGAGGTTGACTACGACCAAGAAGAAGCATTAGATAAAATGATTGGATTAGCTTCAACAGGAACCGCAAGACCAAACGCAAAAAGCGAACAAGATGGAGAGGTTGATGATATGAAATTTAAAGTACGTTATCAATATGCACCATTAGAAGAAACTATCAAAAAAGGTAAGAGTGTAAGTAGAGACTTTTGTCAAAATATGATTAAAGCAAAAAAGATATATCGTAAAGAAGATATAATGCAAATGAGTAAAAAAGCAGTAAACGCAGGATGGGGAAAATCTGGAGCTGCTACTTACGATATATGGTTATATAAAGGAGGAGGAGCATGTCACCATTTTTGGATGAGAAAGACATATATGGCAAAAGATGTAAAACCAGATGCAACTAACCCAAATGCAGAAATAAGTGTAAATAAGGCAAAAAAAGAAGGTTTTAAACCCGAAACTAACGACCCTAAAGTTGCAAAGCGACCAAAAGATATGCCTAAACAAGGATTTGTAAATAGATAAAAAATGGCACAAGCATTATTTGTAACAAGAAAAGATGTAGTAAAATTTACTGCTATGAATGGAAATGTTGACACAGACAAATTTATTCAATATGTAAAAATTGCACAAGATATACATATCCAAAACTATATTGGAACCGACCTTTATAACAAGATTCAATCTGATATTTTAGCATCTAGTTTAACAGGTGATTATTTAAGTTTAGTAAATGATCATATAAAGCCAATGTTAATTCATTGGTCTATGGTCGAATATTTACCTTTTGCAGCTTATACTGTTGCAAATAAAGGTGTATTTAAACACAATTCTGAAAATGCTGAAAACGTATCAAAAGAAGAAGTTGATTTTTTAATAGAAAAAGAAAGAAATACAGCACAATATTATACAGATAGATTTGTTGATTATATGAGTTTTAATGCTAGTTCTAAATTTCCTGAATACTATTCAAATAATAATGATGATGTATATCCTGATAAAGATACTAGTTTTGAAGGATGGGTGTTATGAAATACAAACCAAAACAAGAAAACGTAAATAAGTTAAAGCAATATTTTACTTATATAACAAAAACTAAAAAAAGTAATTGTATTAAATATGGCAAATAGCATAAATTGGGG